TCTACGATGGGATCAATGGCAGTCTCAACCAGAATGTCGGAGAACGATGCAAAGTTAAAGTACTGATTAACAGTGACGTTCCTGACAGAAGTAGTCGGATTACCGCCTGTTCCTACCGCGCCTTCAGTTCCCGGTGTGGTTGGTAAAGTCCCACCGAAATTGACCGTGGCAGAGAGCAGATCGTAGCCAAACAGTTGGATCGTGCGCCCGTTGCGATCAGGTAACTTGCGGCGTGAAGTGACAGCGACGTAAGGGAGGTTCGCCTTGAGGTTTTCAACCGCAACCCGGTCATAGTAAATTGACGCGAGATGCGAAAGGCCAGAAGTGGAAGTTAAAACACTGGCTGGTTGATATGCCAAAGGGTTATCTCACTTGACTGAGATGACAGCCCACGCCCGGCGCGCTACGAGGCTCCCAGGGTTTCGCGGGGATCGCCCGTTTCATCAAAGGGTCACAGATCGCAAAGCCGTAAGCTGCACTAACGCTCCCTCCAACTAGCTTCTGACTTGGGAATTGGCGATTCTTTTGTCATTGGCGTCATTGGGCTCTGGAGTTACCCTGCTAGACCGCGCTGCTTCCGAAAGAGTTGCTCAATCCGAGCTTTCATCTGTTCAGGAGGCAATTGTGCTATTTGCGCCATCTCAGCGGCATTTACCCCTCCAGCGTCGGGCTGATCCATGGGCCGGTCGCCAAACCGGGCAGGGATCGTCACGGGTGGAGGCGGTATGTCTTGTACTCTCGGCAGCGGAGGTGGAGGCGGTAAAGCCGGATTCACCACTGGCGCCGAAACTTGTTGTCTCACAAAGTCTGCTTCAAGGTTCTGGTAGGCATATTCCAGGTTCTTTTTGGTCACTGGGAGTTGCTCTTTGGTCAGAAACTCGCCAATCTTCTGAGCGTTCTCAGGGCAGTTGTAAAAATCTTTCTTGTGTGCAGCCACGAAAGAGTTTTCTGCTTCTTTGCGCTGTTTCTCGCTCAAGTATTGCCCACGTTCTTGCTGATACTGTTCTGGAGTCTGGCCCGTGTAAAGTTCAAACGCTTTCTTGAAGGCTGCAGCAGGATCAGCCTCAAACCCTTCTTTCAGGGCCAGCATGTCGGCGGCGGAAGGTTCCTTAATCTCGTAAGCAGGTTTTACTTCGCGCTCCGGTTCAATAGGCTTGCGGGCGGAGAGTTCACGAATCTTCTTGGTTGCGTTCTCCTGGGCCGTTGCTAGTTTGTCAACCAGCCCCTCCCAAGAATCGGCTTCAAACTTCTGCACTCCTGATCCGTCTTTCAGATCAATCTCGCGTACAAACTTCGATGGCGGCGGCGTTTCCGGCTGTGTGGGCGGAGTTTGTGGTGCCGCTTGGACGGTTGGCTCGGAAAATTCCGCCGCCATGCGAAGAGCGTCCGGCACCTGAGGCGGAGGAGGTGCCGTCAATCCTGTTTTCCCTGCTTCGGTTATGTCAGTCATTGATGTTCTCCTGTGTTGCTGACTCGACCAATCTCTTCATCGCTTCTGGGTCAAGCAAGTCCTTGGCCGTAGCTACAAGCTCCTCCATACCATTCTGGAAGTCTTTGAGGGCTTGGAGGTTGAGTTTGGCGGCCCACGTCGCCTGCATGTACATGTTGGTGTTCTCGTATTTGTCGCGGACGGACTGGATCTTGGCAGCGGCGAGTTCGCAATAAACAGCCCAGCCTGGTACGTGCTCAAGATCGCGCAATTGAGCCGCAGTCTCAAACTGCTTGAGTACCTCTAGTTCATGGCTGCTGAGTTTCATCAGTTTGCCCCATCTGCTGTGTTTCCATCATCGTCTTGGCCACATTCGCCTGAGTTTCAGGATGCATGTGATCTGTCATGGCCTTGATAATATGCGTTCCAGCCTGCGCACGGCCTTTTTGCTCAATCTCGGCCATCGTTGCCTGATGTTTCAAGAAGATCGCATTCTGTTGCTGCATCGCTTCGTTTTTGGCTGCCAAGGCTTTTTTGTCCTCATCCGTCATCTTGACGATAAACTTTTGCGCTCCCGGCCAGTCCGTTGCATCAAGAAGGGCCTGCATGAATGCCTTCCAATCAACTTTTTCGCCTTTGTTGGTCAAATCTTCAATGACCGGAGCGATCTGCAAGAGTTGGACTAGGGTCGGGGCAATCTGGAGCATGGCCATTTTTGCTTTGAGCTTCGCCCCGGCCAGCATGTCGAACTTGATGTTTGCGTTCTTGAGTTCAATCGCATCGCCTTCGTAATCGAGGGCGAGTTCATCAGTCAGAATGCTTTGGATCTCTTCAACCGGGAGCCAGCGGCCATTCATTTCGTGGACAGCTTCGAGGAAGGGGATGAAGAAATTGTCACAAATTTGCTCGACAAGATAGCCCATGCGAGCGCCAACCGCTGAGATAGCGGCATTAATCCCGGTCGAAGTCCTACCAAGCTGTCCTTGTCCCGGAGCTGTGCCTTGCGTGACCAGCTCACTCGCACCACTTCTGCGTTGCGCTCTCGAGTCACTAGCTTCTACCTCCGTAAATGCGTCTTGAATTGCCGGAGGATATTGAATCATCTGGACGCCTTTTTCATCGTCCGAATCAATGATTCCGCCGGGCCTGAGTCTTAGTTGCTGGGTGGGCGTATTACCACCGCGTTTTCGCAGGAAGGTTCCACTGAGCCGAAGGGCAAGATCATCCAGGCGACTATTGATAACACCTTGCTGAAGTCGTTGTTCTCCAGCCAGCAGACGGGAAATGCCCATACCGTACCACGAATCGAGAATGTCAGTATTGCAAATGGAGAAATAGTTGATCTTCCCAAATGGGTTGATGTCGTTCTTGATGCACAGCTTTCGATTGAGGACACAGATCACCCTTTTGGGCGTGGTGTATTCGAGTAGCTCAAGTGGCATCTCGTTCGGATTCCGCGACGAATCCTGCCAACGAGGCATGGCCTTGAATTCCATGTTGATGTCTAGCGAGGAGACTCCCGTATTGAGCACTGAAGTAGTGGATCGTCCTTCCAGTAGTGAACGCTCTGGGTTTTCTCGTGGAGGCTCGAAGAGGCTGGCGAGGAACTCTTTTGATGGCAGGTTATAACCGGGCTGATCCCTAAGTTGTTCAAGGTCCTCAAGCGTGGGATAAGTTCTATGAATGACATACTTCGCCTTTCGTATGTCAGGCTCTCGTACCCCTGGGTCCACCACCACAAACCGAAGATGAACTCGTTCAATGCACGGAGTGTTGACCTCATACTCTTCAATTCGCTCGACAACTTTCTGGCTTTTCTTTGTGGGGATCGTGACTGTGCCGGTTTCAACTTTTTCGAGTTTGGCCTGACCTTCGTACTCATAGATTGAGCGGAACTTCTTTTCTCTTTTCCAGTAGTATTTCCAGACGCCTGTGCCATACTGCAAACCCTCCTTAACTCCCAGACGGGCTTGCTCTTTGAATCCGATTTCCTTCAACTGCTTGGCAATAACTTGCTGAACAGCCTGCGCTGCATTCGCTTTCGTCTTTGGTCTAGGACTCGCCGCAAAGGGAGGCACGTCAGAGAACAGCGCGTTCATGATCTGCGGCATTAGGCTTTCAATGTGCTCAAAGATCAGCGGCATTCCCAGAGAGGAACGCGGTACAGAAGAGCCTTCCCAAAAGGCTTGCGGCATTCGGAAGAGATAAAGTCTGTCGTCTCGATCCCATTCAACCGTCATTCCCTTGGCAAGGATGTAGTACTCGGCGAGGTTCAAATCTTTGAGAACGAGGTTGACCGCATCCTCATCTTTGGGAAGTTGTTTGACATCAAGCGGAATTGTTAGCGGCTTGATCTCATTGCCGAGATTGATGGGTGTATCTAGGAGAGCCATTTAAGAGCTTCGTAAAAACTGTTGCAAAGTGGAAGAATTTGACCCGGACGGACATGATCCGGCATTGGGACATACACCTTCTTCATAAACCACGGCAGCCAATTCCATCGCCGCAAGTAGATGATCTTGACTACCTTCCCATCTTTGACTCGCCCTACTTCCATGCCGACTTCCATCACGCGACGATCCCCGCTCCACACTCGCCATCGCCGTAGACCATCGCTCCACCTATTGAGACGGGCTCTTGACTGGCGGGCATGAGTTCTGGCCTGAACCCCATGTTCCGGTAGAAGAGCAATAAGGACACTGCTCTGGGGATGTCATCATGGGCATACTTGGGGAAGCGAGAAAACTCAAGAAACAGTTCTGGCAGAAAGCTACAACCGGCAACGAACCATAATTTGTTTTGCTGAAGGAGAGGGCTGAGGGCAAGGATTTCATTGACTGTTCCGTCCTTCGTATTCTTTACCGGAATCATGTCCATCGGGATCTGAATCCGCTGTTCAATCATTTTCGCGTGCAGGCCGGGACCAAGAAGGGAAGTGCCCTTTTCCTTTTCGACCCCAACCCGAAGCACAGGCCACTTCCGCCAGGAGAGGATGAGGTTATCTATGATTTCCGAAGGCGAATAGCGCCCGCGCATGATGTCCACAACGTAGAGATTGCCCGCAGGATCGTAAGCGCCGAGAGCGCAGACCGAATAGTCGGACTTACGTTTCTGCGTGAAAGCTAAGTCCCAAGTACAAACCATTTGAACGTTAGACGGTACATGCTCTCGGCGAATGACGTGGTTCCTCAGAAGCTCGATAGGGAACTGATTGGCTTCTTTGCCCAAAGGCTCATTTTGGTATTGCGCATTGAATAACTCCGGGTCGTCTCGCCAGATTTGCTGAAGGTTCTCTTTTTCTGGGTTATTGTTCTCGTCTACGCAGAATCGTTCAGGGAAAAGAACCCCTCCAGGCCAAAACAAATCTCCAGTGTCAGGATTCGGTTCGACTGAAGAACGGATAGATACTT